AAATATCGGACAGAAAGAACATATTTGTTCAAATCCCAACTTTCCTAATAATAAGATTTGTTATACTGCTTTGCATAAATGGATAAGAAGAAACTTTGAAACTCCAAAAGCATGTGAGAATTGTGGCAATTTAAATAATTTAGACTGGGCAAATATTTCTGGGGAATATAAAAGGGATAGAAAGGATTGGAAAGTTTTATGCAGAAGTTGTCATATGCAGGAAGACGGAAGAATACTAAATTTAAAACAATTTTCAAATGGCACAGATTAATATTATAGGTCCAGCTCTAGGAATTACAGGGTACGACTCGCATGTAAGACAATTAGCAAACGCTTTAAACAAATATACAAAAGTCCGACTTCAAACACAATTAAATCCAGGCATAGAGAAACAAATAAACGACCAAGAATTAGAAATGATTAAACGATTGCCTGAAAAAGATGAAATAAATCTGATTATTACTAATCCAGCAGGTTGGTTAGTTAACTTGAATGCTAAACGAAATTGGGTGTTCTTGATATGGGAAGGAGACATCATACCTAAATGGATTATTGAGCAATGCTTAGACAAACGAATTGAATATATCTTTGTTGCAAGTAATCATACACTACAAGCAGTATTAAAAACATTACACGAAACACCTAACATAATAACTGATATGACTGGATTGAAAGGAATAAACTCAACTTTGAATGACATAATAATTCCAAAGATTAAGGTTATGCCTCACGGAGTAGACTTAGAGAAGTTTTATCCAAAAGATAAGCCAAAGAAGTTAACATTCATACTGAATAAAGGATTTAAGAATTTAGAGGACAGAGGTGGAGTTCAATATTTTTTAAAAGCATATTTAGAAGAATTTAGCAAAGCAGACAACGTAGAAGCAATCATTAAGTTAAATCCAGCTTATGGTATTCCAGATTTAAACAAGATTATTAAGGAGATGACTAACAAAACAGAAGCCGAATTGCCGAAACTAGCATTTGATTTAAACGCATATCCTTATAATGAATTAGTCAAATTATATAATTCAGGGAACGTATTTGTAAGTCCAACACGAGCCGAAGCATATAATTTAGGTTGCATAGAAGCAATGGCTTGCGGATTACCGGTCATTACTACTAATTTTGGAGGCCAGACAGACTTCGTAAATAACGATAATGGATGGCTAATAGGTGGCGAACTAACAGAGATTAAACACGATATACTCTATGAAGGGACCAAATGGTTAACTCCTAATCTAAAAGAACTAAAAGAAACATTAAGATTTGTTTACGATAATCAAGGATTAATTAAGATTAAAGGTGATAAAGCAAATGAAACAGCATTAGACAACACTTGGTATCAGACTGCAAAAAAAATAATAGAATTAGTTAAGTAGGTAGTAGCTCGTCAGCATTCCTACTTTTAAGTAATATAACTATGTATAAGTAGTTAATAAATGTATGTATTTTTTGTTTTAGTTAGTTAGTTTAATTATTATATACAAATAAATGCAATATTTAAATAGTCAAATTAGTTAGTTAGTTTAATGGGAAGAAAACTTACAGACAATCAAGAGAGAATAGTTCAGAGAAGTATAGGATTTAATTTTAGACAGATTTGTTTTTTTAATAAATATCCAGATTTCAAACCTGACGAATATTGTCGTAAAGTAATAGACGAACAAATTAAATTAGTAGACAGCGAATTCTCAAAAAAATGATGCGCCAATTAACAGATGAAGAAGTGCAAATGGAAAAATTAGGATTAGAACGAAACGAAAAAGAAGTTAAATCACTTCAAGAAAATTTAGCATACAATGTAGACTTAATTGCTAAACAGAATTATCTGAGAGAACACGATGATAAATGGAGAGATTTTCTAAGAATACAAAAAGATAACGAAGATAAAGCTATCTTGGAAGCTATCAGTAAAGAACTAACAATCAAAAAAGAAATGGTCAAACAGGCCAAAGAGCATATTAAAAAAGGAGTGGAAGTAAAAGTTCCAACAGGGACAGGATGATAGAAATAAAAATGCATGAAGGTAAATGGAGAATATCTATCCGAGAAGAGAATTGGGAATTTGATGATACTAAAAAAATGCTAACTATACTTGAGCAAGTGACTAAACTAAAAGAAAGTTATGGTAAATTAAAGATGAAAGGAGGTACAATATGTCAATAATAAGAGACCCAAGCACAGAAGAAAAACGAGATTTTCAGAATATCGGCTTCAAAGAAGATATGGGCAAAGCTAAGTTTGAAAAAGAATTAGCAGACGCCGGACAAAATGCAATCAAGAAAGGGTTACCTTTTGCAGAAAAAGTAGCAAGAGACCAATTCAAAGATTACTATGAAAGCCAAGTAAAAGAAAATATGCGAAAGAACGGATACTTAGATGTTAGTGAAATTAAGCCAATCAAAATGGATATGTCTCAATTCAGTGATTTAAAGAATTTTGAATTATTAGATGAAGGAGAAATAGCAGACCAACAATTAAGTAAACACAATCCAGGGCTAGATGTTAAAATTGCCTTTAAGAAATGGAAATATAAAGGCTATTCTAACACTTACACAGTAATGGAAAGTGGTCCAGAAGCAATACTACGAGCCAGAAAGAAATTAAAAGAACTTGAGGCAGATACGCCTAAGAGGAAATAGAAGGTTTTATAAAGTGTAGGTGTTTATAGTACCTATGCCAATAATAAAATATTGTGAGGTGTGTAAAAAGGAGTTTAAAGTTAAACCTTCCCAATTTGAAAGACTTAAATGTTGCTCTAAAAAGTGTTTTGGTTTGAGAAGAAGTAAAATATTTTTAGGTAAAAATGCTCCAAATTGGAAAAATGGTACTGAATTACATTCAAAAGGATGGAAATGGATTTATTGTCCGAATCATCCAAATGCACATAGAAACAAAATAGCAGAACATAGATTAATAATGGAACAAAAAATAGGAAGAATATTAACAAGTGATGAAATGGTACATCATATTAATGGTAATAAGTTAGATAACCGGGTTGAAAATTTAGAATTAATGACCAGGAGTTCTCATGCAAGTTTACATCATCCCAAAGGTGAAAAGATAGGTGAAAAATGAAAGATAAAATAGAATTAACTTATGTAGCAATTCAGGATATTGTGCCTTACGAAAATAATCCTCGTAAAAATGATAAGGCAGTTCCAATAGTAATGAAAAGTATTTCTGAAAATGGATTTTTAGTTCCTATTATTTTGGATGATAAGAATATTATAGTCTGTGGTCACACTAGATTAAAAGCCGCTATTAAACTAGGTTTATCAGAAGTACCGGTAATCTATGCAGAAGGCCTCACAGATGCGCAGATTAAAGCTTTTAGAATAATGGATAATAAGTCATCTGAATATGCAACTTGGGATATGGACTTGCTTAAAAGCGAAATGATAGACTTGCGCGGATTAGATTATTCTTTAGATTTGACTGGATTTTCTGAGGTAGAACTAAACAAATTAGTCCCGGAAGAGGTGATTGAGACAATTGATATAAGCAAGGAACCTAAGTATAAGGTAAATAAGGGCGATATTTGGGTTTTAGGCAATCATAGGCTAATGTGTGGGGACAGCACAAATAAAGCGAACGTAGAGGCATTATGTAGCGAAAATGGGGTAAGACTGGGGGGGGATATGGTGTTCACTGATCCTCCTTATAATGTGGATTATTCAGGCATGCAGAATTCTAAGCAGTGGGACCTAATAAAGAACGATTCAATGTCAGATGAGAAATTCCAGGAGTTTTTGTATAATGTATTTATGAATATGTACGAATTTACTAAGGATACGGCCAGTGCCTATATTTGTCATGCAGATAAAAGTCATATAGAATTCAGAAAAGCCTTTGAGAAAGTAGGATATGATTGGAGAGCAACTATTATTTGGGAGAAAAATTCACCTGCTTTTAACTTTGCGCAGTATAAATATAAGCATGAACCTATTTTTTATTGCTATAAAAGAGGAAAAGTTGTAAATTGGTACGGTGATAATACACAGAATACAATATGGCATGCAAACAAAGAGAAAGGAGACCATCCAACAATCAAACCAGTTGAACTTATTTTAAATGCAATTATCAATAGTTCTAAACAAGGAGATATCGTTTTAGATTTCTTTGGAGGCAGTGGCTCAACTCTTATAGCATGCGAGAAATCAAACAGACGATGTTTTATGATAGAGTTAGATGAAAAATATTGCTCAGTGATTATAGAGAGATGGGAGAAACTAACTGGTAAAAAAGCATGTCAAAAGTAGAATGGAAGCAGAAGCATTTAAAGGCATTTAAGATGTATCTAAGAGGGCAACCTATGGCAGAAATAAGCAAGGAACTAGAAATAGGTGAGCGAACGGTTTATAATTGGGAGAGACGAGGCAAATGGAAGGAACATTTAGACAAACAAACAACAGAATTAATCAAACGAGCAAACACCGAGATTTTAGATGAAAAAGAAAGAAGTTTGAAACTGATTAAAGCAGCAGAGAGTTATTGGGCTAAGCAATTGCAAGACGGAACATTGAAAGCAAGTTTTAATGATTTAGCAAGTCTTCAAAAGGCAAAATGGGAGATATTAGCACCCAAGACTATGTCTCAGTTTAACTTTATGAAACAAGAAACCACAATAAATGAACCAAGTTATGTGTTAAAAATTATTAAGCCTGATGAGGTGGAGGAGAAAGATGTCATTACACAAGGGACAAACTAACTCAGGAAGTTTCAAAAAAGGTGAATGTAAAAGCCCAGAAACTCAATTTAAAAGAAGAATAAGAGATTGTTGGAAAACAGAATGCTGGAGAAATTCTATATTTAAAAGAGATAATTATCAATACCAAGAATGTGGATTTAGAGGTAAACTCTCTGCACATCATATAAAAGAGTTTGAACAGATATTACTAGATAACAATATTAAATGCTACGAAGAAGCTCTTAATTGTTCAGAATTATGGAATTTATTAAATGGAATAACTCTATATTATCCTTGTCACAAACAATTACACGCTATTAAGCGAGGAGGTGATTATGCCCATCCAAATGACTTGGAAACCATCAATAAAGCAATTACAGGCTCTTAATATCTTAGATGATAAAGAGACAACTGAAGTTCTTTATGGTGGGGGCGCGTAGGTTGGCGGAGGTAAGAGTTATCTGGGATGTGCTTGGTTAATTATAAATTGTCTGAAGTATCCTGGAAGCAGATGGCTAATGGGCCGAGCAATCGCAAAGACATTAAAAGAGTCTACATTACTCACTTTTTTTAGAATATGCAGTCAGTGGGGATTAAAAATCAATAGGGATTTTAAATATAATCAAATGCAAGGTGTTATTATATTTCCTAACCTTAGTGAAGTTTATTTGAAAGATTTATTTTTATATCCGAGTGACCCAGAATTTGATGAGTTAGGTTCAACAGAATTTACAGGAGCGTTCATTGATGAAGCATCACAGATTACCCAAAAAGCATATAACATAGTAATGTCCAGAATAAGATACAGATTGGATGAATTTGGTTTGATACCTAAATTATTGATATGTACTAACCCAACAAAGAATTTCTTATATGCAGAATTTTATAAGCCGTCTATTGAGAATAGTTTAGAAAAATACAGAAAATTCATTCCAGCATTGGTAGGAGACAATCCATTTATTTCTAAGTATTATGTAGAAAATCTAAAGAAGTTAGATAAGAATTCAAAGGAGAGACTACTTTATGGAAATTGGGAGTACGACGATGACCCAGCAAGACTATTTGAATATGATAAAATTCTTGAGATGTTTCATAGAAGTGTGAGTCCAGGAAAACGAAATAATGTATTGACGGTGGATGTTGCACGATTCGGACAAGATAGAACGGTTATTATTTTATGGACTGGTTTACAAATAGCAAGGATTTTTTCATACAAACAACAAAGTATCAAAGAAACAAAGGAAGTAATAATAAAGTTGATGAATGAGTATGGTGTGCCTATTAATAAGATAATCATAGATGAAGATGGAGTCGGCGGTGGTTTGGTTGACGAGTTAGTAGGTTGTAAAGGTTTCGTTAATAACTCTAAACAATTGTTAATGTCAAAGAGTCAATTCAAACAAACAAATTTTGCAAATCTGAAATCTCAGTGTTACTTCTGTTTAGCAGATTATGTAAACGAAGGAAAGATAGGAATTACTTGTGAAGATGTAAACATTAAGAAATTGATTATAGAAGATTTAGAACAAATCAAAAGAAAGGATCCAGATAAAGATGGGCGATTGATGATAACTCCCAAAGATGAAATAAAAGAGAACATAGGTAGGTCGCCTGATTTCGGTGATGCAATAATGATGAGGATGTTGTTTGAAGTAAAAGAACCATACAAACCTTATATGGTGTAAGATTATATACTTAATTAATCAATATATTTAAATGAGATAACTCAATAGTTCTTATGAAGAAGATAGAAACTAAAGTAAAAGGATATATTTCTAGTACTAAAGACGATTTTATGACAGAGCAATTCAAAGGTGAGACAAGTGATAAACTGATTAGATGGCCTAAAGAACTAGGTGTAGAGCATCCGTTTAATTTTGAAGATTGCGAGAAAGTCTATACTAAATTTGGATTAGTTAGTGGAATAATAGACAAAACAGCAGACCATATAGTCGGCGAATTCTCAGTTGAAAGTAAATATCCTAAAGTTGTAGATGAAATAAACGATTTTATTAAAAAGAATAATTTTGCAGTAGTCTTACGAGAATGGATTAGAGAAGCATTAATTAAAGGAAACGGCTTTATGGAAGTAAACACTAAGACAGGTGATTGTAGAGTTATAAACGCAAATGATATGTATGTCGTAAGAAACAAGCGAGGAGAAGTAACAGGTTATAATCAGTATATAGGCGACAAAGAAAAATTCAATCAAAAGAAAGTTATATCGTTTACACCTAATCAAATAGCACATTTACCAATTAAAGGAATAGCAGGAAATGCTTATGGATTAGGAATGGTTTATCCAAACGAAAGAGTAATTGAAAATATTGTATTAACTTCTCAAGATTTAGTCAAGTTAATGAGTAGAAAAGCAGGAGCACCTATACATGCTAAATTCGGAATACCCGGGGAAGCGGTGAACCCAAGCGACATAGATGCAATGAAAGCAAGCATGCAATATATGACAAATCGCACTGAATGGGCCACAGACGCAAATGTAGAATTTAAAGTAATAGACTTCGGGCCAATAGGTGAAAAATTGACTGGTTTGTTAGAACATTTGATTAAAGAGTTATGTGCCGGAATGGATGTGCCGGAAGTATTATTGAATAGTGGCCAATTGAATGAAGGTATTGCAAAAGTACAATTAGCAGGTTGGGACAGAAAAATAGCTGCATTACAAGATTTAATAGAAAGTGTCATCGTTCAAAAGATATTCAAACCTTATCTTGAAAATCAAGGATTAAGTGCTGAAGATGTAGATTTTATATGGAATTTACCAGGTGAAGAACAAATAAATTTAAGACTTACTCAGTTAAATACTATCTTAGGCAATATGAGTTCAAGTGAAAATCTAAAGAGATTAGTCCAATTAGAAATAGCCAGATTATTAAATATCCAGGAAGCAAATATCTATTTACCACAACCAGAAAAAGGATTAGACGAACAAGCATTTACAGATAAACAAGATGCAAGTAAAATGAGTGCAGGTTTAGAACCAGCAAATAATAAGCCATTCGTATCCCCTGAAGATGCTAAAGCAAAAGATAAAGAGAAAACAATGAGCAAGACAGTACCAGTTACTAAATCAGATGTAAAGCAAATGCAATGCGAACATACTCATATCAAAGAAGAACTGATTGATATGGAAACAATCACTTTAAAAGATTGGTTATGTTTAAAAGAGGCAGCAGGTTTCACATATTCTGATTATTTAGCAGCTATTTTAAAAGAAACTAAGATTGATAAATTTGAGAACTTAAGAGCCATCACAGAAGAAGATATTGCAAAAGGATTATTTCCTCAAACAGACATTGAGAAGTTACGAACTATTCTAAAAGAAGGGTTTAGACGAAATCAAACGTTACGACAAATTGAACAAAATATAAAAGACAGAATAAACATAAAAGATAGAATAACTGAAACAGGTAACACTATTCCAGGTGAAAGCAGAGCAGAAAGTATCGCAAGAACAGAAACATTGAGACTAAGTGCCAACGCAATTTATAATTTATATGAAGAGAACGGAATAAGAAGATATCAATTTCTATCAAGCCCAGGTGCCTGTGAGATATGCCAATCGTTAGATAATGGTGAAGTAAAGTTACTCACAGATGCTGTTGATGAAGTAAATTACCCACCTATACACTCAAATTGTAGGTGTTTTCCTATGGCAGTCCGATGACATTAATACTAAGTAAACCTTTATGTGTCCGATGTAAAGAACCAGCAATGTGTTTATATTCAGGCGTATGGATATGTGGCAGATGTTTAGAATTAGTACACAAAAAAGAACAAAATAGCAAACTTAAATCACTTATGGAGATAAGAGAAGATGTCAATTTTCATTCACCCAGCAACTAGACAACGTATTCTTTATATGAAACATTCAGGTGATGTGACATACGATTTATCAGGCGATGATGCTATTGCAAAAGAAGATGTACCCGTAATTGGTGAATGGACAGATTGGACAGGATCAGGCGGAACACCAACGAATACACAGCAAATGTGGGCATCTCAAGAAAATACGCTGCAAGGTAACGATGCACAAGTAGAAGGACACGCAAAAGTACCTAATTTATCAGTCATAGGAACACGACAACAAACTCACAGACGAAGAGTTAAAAAGGAGTATCTAAATGGAAAAGAGAGTTAGTTTATTTATTGATAAAAGTCAAGTATCATTTGCAACAGACAAGTTAAAAGGATATCTTAATTCTATCATAATAGAAAGTGATAATAATGTTGATTTAATTATAGAAAGTTCTCTTGGTTATTTAGTAATGAAAGATAAACAGATAATTGGAACACATTATATTTGTCCCAGACAGCGAACACAAGCACCTGAAAAAAGTTTATTTGATTATCCAGAACACGATAAATTTTTACTAAATGAGGAACTAATTATCACTGCAAGTGGCCCAAGAAATACTTCTATAAATCTCATATTTAGATTTGACGATATATATACAGATTTTCTCAATGCTTAAATAGATAATTAGTGTATTGAATTTAATGGAAGAAATAAAATTAATCTATAATGTACCGATTACAGAAAGTGGTATGTTAGACAGCGATTTCTTAATTCAAGGGACTGCGATTAATGCGACGATAACTTCTAATAATCATAAATTTCTTGGTGAAGAATTAAGAAGTTCTGCATCTACACTTAATGGAGTTCCTTTGTTAGTTGACCACGATAATAGAATTGAAAGTATCAAAGGGCGAGTTATTTTAGGAGAATATGACGAAGCAAATAGTAGAATTAATTTTAAAGCCAAGGTAAAAGATTTTAGTATTAGACAAATGATAAAAGACGGTTTGATAAACTCTGTCAGTGTTGGAGCAGCAGTGAAAGAGATAGAAGAAGGTCAAGACGGAATTTTAATACCAAGAGGTATTTGTTTCAAGGAATTGAGTTTAGTAGCAGTTCCAGCAGATGCAGGTGCAACATTCACGACAGCACTGGCAGAGGCATATTGTACAGAAAAGAAAAAGAAACCAGAAGAAAAAGAAGTTAAGAAAGAAGCAAAAAAGGAAGTTCCAGTAGATATGCCACAGATATCAGTAGAACAAATTAATGAAGCAGTGAAAGTTATATTACCTGAAAATAAAGAGGTCATAACGACTTCTCAGGTTTCAAATGATTTGAAAGGAGGTTTTAAAATGAGTGAAGAAATCAAAGTAGTAGAAAAAGTTGTAGAAGTGGACAACTCTAAACAAATGACTGAAATGATGGAAGCAATGAAGGCTATGCAAGAAGAACTAAAAAGTCTGAAAGCATCTAAGGAAGTTCCATTACAGGCACAAGTAAAAGAAGTTGAAGAAAAATCACTATATAACATAGTTTCAGGCTTTGGTAGCATAAAAGGACATTCATTCACACTTGTTAGATAATGGCATACGCACCAAATACAGACCCAAATATTAACACTCTAGGAGCAGTGGCTATCTATGATAATGAAGCACCAGTAATAATTACTGCACTGTGTAATGGAACAGTTAGTGGAGGACAATTCGTAATGGCTAGTGGTACAAATGGAGCAATTGTAGGAAGTGGAGCAAACACATATATTGCAGGAGATATTCTGGCACAACCAGCTTTGTCAAATGAAAATATATTAGGCTTAGCTTTATACAATGTAGCATCAGGTACAAATAACTATGTCGCAATAGCAAGAAGAGGATGTTTCTTAGTACAAGCATCAGACCCAGTATCTGGAGGATTTCCAGTTACATTCAATTCAGGAGGAGTTACAAATATCTGCTCAACAGCAGGTAGTGCAACAGTTCCAGTAATTGGTATGTTTTTACCAATCGGTAGAGCATTGACGTCTGGTGATAGTGGAGGTTATGCACTCGTTTCGCTTTCCTTATAATGGCTTTTTCAAAAATTAAAGAGTTTATTACAACAGGCGATGCAAGTCCAGGAACATTATTAATTCCTAAATTAATTATGCCCCCTCTTATAGATGCAGTAGACAAAGCGTTACTTCCAAGAGAAATGGCAAGTTTCGTTAAGTCAGGTTTTGAAGGTTCAAGTTTCAGCGTAAATCTCGTTACACCAAATATCTTAAAGATAAGAAATGTAGCTGAAGGAGCAGAAATACCTTTGGACAGTACAGCATTTACATCAGTAACATTCACACCTAGAAAGTACGGAGTAGCTATCAGAATTACTAAAGAGATGATGGAAGATAGTCAGTTTGACATATTGGAAGCTAACTTGAGAGAAGTTGGACGAAGATTTGCCGAAAAAGAAACTGAATTAATCATCACAGCACTTGATGGAGCAAGCACTACTGTAACAGGTGGAGCAGCTTTGACAATTGCAAACATCTCTGCAGGTATACTTGGTATCCATAATTACGATAATGAACCAACAGATATGATCATCGGAAACGAAGTCTTATCAGATATGCAGAACATTGATACATTCGTAGAAGCAGACAAGTCTGGCAATCAGGAACTAATGCAGAAAGGATATATCGGTACAATCTTTGGAATGAAAGTAGCACACTTCTCAACTAATGCAGCACCTTCAAGTACATACGCAAAGTATGCTTACTTGTTTGATAGACGACAAGCCTATGGTATTGCTATTAAGAGAGATGTAACAGTTGAAAACTTTATGTTGCCATCGTGCGATATGGAAGCAGCAGCTATTACAAACAGAATTGACGTTCAGTTACTAAGAGCCATCGCAATTGCGAAAATTACTACAGCTTAAAAACTGTAATAAGGTTTTAATTTTTTGTTTATTTTTTTTATAAAAATGAGGCGAGACGGCCTGAGTAGGTAGGTAAGGAGGCAACAAATTACCGAACTTATGCAAAAGTCATCATATTCATCGTGTATAGTGATTATATATAAAAACTATACATATGACAAATAAATCAAAGGAGAATAAATATGGCAGACACAACAACAACAGGAAGTATAGTTATTGGAATGAACCAGGGTATGGACCACGGAATTTTACCTAGTGGAACCTACGGTATGATAAAACCAAGAATGATTTATACATTGGCTAGTCCGAATAATTATGTTACTTGCGTTACTGGTAGCGATATTGCATATGATATTGGAGCAGGAGTGTTCTATATTAGCGATATTACAGTAGGAGCAGGTGGCAGTGCTTGGACAGCATTAAAGACGGTTTAATTTTACTTATGGTAAATCAAACTGAAAGGAGGAACCTATGGTAAATTGTTTTAGAATTAAGGAGTATATTTTTCCAGAGACAGCTTGGAATGCAACTGGCTCACAAGTATCTTTATCCTCACACGCAATAAATGGTGAAGTATTAAGAATAGTCGCAGCATCAAATTTCACAGGAAGTTTAGCTTGGAGTGATGATAAGAATGTGATGGGCACTATATTAGTAGATAGTGGAACAGGTCTTTTTACATCAACAGCTTATACAAATACAACTGGTAGTTTCGTAGTAAACGCACCTTTGAGTATAACTTGTGGAAGTTTAAGTAGTGGAACAGGAAAAGTATTCGGTCCAATTAGTGTTTATTATAGATAAGCAATGGCAGACAGCCTAAGTACTATTGGGAGTATCGCACAATTTATAAATAGTAGTTTTACAAATGTGCCAGCAGGAGTATCAGGTAATATGGTTCAATTCGTAGATTTAGCCAGACAATATGTTTCTCAATTCACAGGTGTTACGATAGGTTCTAATTCTATTTCAGAAAATTATCAAGGAGTAATAGTCAATTTAGCAATGAGTTCGGTTATGAGTTCAATAGTGTCACAGGGTTTTGGTCAAATTGCAGAATTAACAATTAACGGAGGACAAATTCCTATGTCGGCTTCGGCTTATAAAGAACTAGCAGATGCTCAATTAAAAGTGTTAGGCAGACACGTAGTTTCTGTTAGGAGCCTCTCTTGATTAACAATGTTTTAGCAAGTGGTTTCAATTATTTAATGAATAATGGTGGAAGAATTTTCTCAGTAAAATATTATAAAGCAACTACTGGTTCTATTTATGATGAAGCAGATAGTTTAACTCAGTCAGGAAATACTTTATGGTTAAGTGGGATATTACAATGTCCTGACCCTAACAACGCAGAAGATACCATTTTATTAGAACAAGGTAAAATAGGTATGAACGATTTGAGAGTTTATTTTCACGGAAGTGTTATTTTATCTCCAAATACTGGAAGTGTTTTACAAACAAAAATAGGTGTTGGTTCTCCAGGAGATAATTTTTATTCTATCATTCCAATAGGTGCTAACGCAGAAGAGGTATTCGGACAATCTATTTATAAGAGAGCATTTATTAGAAGATTAACGAATGGTTCGTTGATAGGAGAATAATGCAAGTATCCAGTAGTACAGGTGGAACTGTTAATGTTACACTTTTAGGCGTAGCAGACGTAGCCAAAATGTTATATGAAGCTACTAAAGACTTTGAAGTATTTACTAATGAAGCATTATTAAGAGCAAGTGCATTAGCAGTTTCTGAAGTTCAACAATCAATTATGGGTAATCGTGGTGAACCTAAATCGGTTGATACTGGTACTTTTGCTAATTCTATTCAAGTACAACCAGTTGGTGATAATTCTGTTAGTGTTTTTACAGATGTAGAATACTCTAAATTCTTAGAATATGGTACGAGTAAAATGGAACCAAGAGCACATTTTCAGAATACAGCATTCCGAATTGAACCTAATATTAAAGAAGAATTTGGTGCGATTGTAACTAAAATATGCGATAGAGCCAATAAATAGATATATACGAAACTAATCAATATATTTAAAGATAAATAAGTAATCTATTATGTCCAAGCGAGGACAAAGAGAACCAAAGCGATGGTAACAAGCACAAATTTCATAGCAGATAATCTGTATTTTATTAAAAATAGTTTTACTTCTGGAACTACTGCTATAACAGACCCAATCGCAAGTTCAAGACAAGCAGATAGTAAATTCGTAATGACAAGTTATCCTCAAAGACAAGCAGTTTATCCATTAATAACAATAAAATTAATTAATCAAAAAGCTAAGAGAAGTGGTATGCAAACGACAGCAATGGACGTAACAATTACTTTAGAGATAAGAGTATGGGCCAGAAACCAAAAAGAAAAAGATGATTTAAGCAATCAAGTATACAAAATTCTGAGAGATTTACAATTTACTACTACGACAGGTTCAGTAGCAAACAATTTACATCACTATGAATTATTAAGCGATGTTGAAATAGACGAGCCAGGTGAAGGAAATCCAAAGAGCAGAATAGTTCAAATTAAATATTTTTTCTATAATGTATGATGGCACCAGCAAAAGGAACATCTAATTTTAAAGGAAAGAAACATACCGAAGAGTATAAAATACTTATGAAGGATAAGATGAAGAATAGACCAATTACTTGGAGAGATAAAATAATAAAAACTCGTAGAGAGAATATTTCATCTGGAAGGGTAGTTTATCCTAAAGGAGATAGAGCATATCACTGGAAAGGTGGACCTATTGGAATAATAAATCAAATTAAATTATCTGAAGAATATAAACAATTTAGAATGGATGTACTTTTAAGAGATAATTTCACTTGTCAAAATTGTGGCATTAGAGGATATGTTCTTGAAGTACATCATATAAAACAAGTTAAATTTTATCCAGAATTGATTTTAGATATTAATAATGGTGTAACTCTTTGTAAGAAATGTCACGATTTAACTAAACAAGGTAGACCAAATAACATTTAAACAGATGAAAGGAGGTAAAATATGACAAGATATATAAGCGACCAAAATAAAGTTGTCTTATTGGCAGAAAGTGGAACATATGGAGTTACAAGTGGAACTGCAGGTGCAGGGCTATGGGTAGGTGAAGTTACTGAGCATTCAATAGAAGATAGTGAAAATCTTCGGGAGGATAGGTTCTTAGGTGCATCTACAAGAAGCGTAGCACAATGGGTTGGTGGACCTAGAGACATAAAAGGAAAACTAACTTATAATGCACAA